TTTGCTAAATTTAGAAGAATTATGTATGGTTTTGGTTTTCAGGGTTTCTTCCGAGGCTTCAATAAAGTAATTTCTGTCCTTGAACAAACAGACTTTGCCCTTAGAAAAATACCTAAAACTGGTGATAAGGTTAAAAAGATATTTAAAGCATTAGGTCCAGACTTTTCGAAATTTGATGAAACTAGTGATAGCCTTAGAGATTTAAGGGGAATGAGAAGAAATTTAATTAAACGCTCTGGTGGTAATTTAAATCGTTTCTCAAATCCGAAGGGAGCAGCAGAACTTAGGAGACTTGATGCAAGAATCAGAGGTGTTAAATCCCAGAGGAGACAAGGTATTGCAGAAATGTTCATGGGCGGCTCTAAAGAAGAAAGAGCAGCAGCAAAAGATAAAGGAAGAGAAGCAAGAAGAAAAAGCATTGAGAAAGGACTAGAGTTCTTTACTAAAATTTTCAAAAATATTGGTCGTGCCTTTTCTAAATTAATCATCGGCTCCCTTTACTATATTGTTCTTATTTCTACCTTTTTAATCTTAGCATATTTTATCATCAAGGGACTATGGCCGCAAATTAAAGAGGCCTTAATTAAAACATTCGAAGTGGTTAAAAAAGTAGGAAAGATTGTTGTCCTTGGATTTATGTTAGCCTTTGATGGTCTTAAAGATATCTTTAAAGGACTATTCGGAGGCGGTGATATCACAGATGTAGTTGATGGTATTTTCAAAGTTTTAGGTGGTATGATAACTGTTTCTCTTGGTGTGGCTGCTGTTCTCGTCGCCGCTGCCGTAACATTTGTCGTAGTTTTTATTAAAGCAACATTTATGAGACTATACGATGGTATTATAGACATTAGAAATACTGCTAGAGATGATATCCTCGGCGCAATCAAGAAGGCAGTTAAAGGCATTCTAATGATTATGGGTGTTGTTGCTGCTATCTTAGCATTAATTTTCGGCTTCCCTGCCTTTGTTGCCTTGGCTATCGTAGTAGGAATTACTTACCTTCTTAAGAAATTGAAGTTCTTTGCTAATGGTGGTGTGGTTAATTCACCAATGCAAGTAGTTGGTGAACGTGGTCCTGAACTAGTCAGTTTGCCTCAAGGTTCAAGAGTGCATTCGAACAAGGATTCTAGAAAGATGATGGGTAGTGGGGGGAATACTTTCAACATTACTATCAACGCACGCGATACATCAAATGCAGAACTGAGAAGAATTGCTGACGAGATTGGTCGAATGGTTAACTCTAAGGTTAATCGTAGTGTTTCGTCTAGGACGTTGGGGTGATTAAATGCCGGATTACTACGTTTATCTTAAGACAGGAAAACATAGTGGTAATGATGGTGCAACTATTAACACTATTCCTTTACGGGCAACTAGTGTTTCAGTTAGCACATCTAAAACAATTCCTTCTATGCAGGTTCCTCTTTCCGGTCTAGTTACGGGTGAATCAGAAACAGTTGCATTGGACATTGGTATGGCCGGTAAGAGTATTTCTATTAGTGGATTTATCGTTGATGGTGCGTTAACAAGACACGGCTCAACAGTAAATATGACTTCGCAAGAAATTGCTCAATTAATTCATTCTTCTGTTGACTCAACGGGTATTGCTCAGAACCAAGCGATTGTTGAATTGGTTTTCTTAATTGAGTCTAAGATTGATAGGGACTACAATGCAGTAACAAAAAGAAACATTCCATTTACTTATCACGCAAGAGGCGGAAATAATAGTTTAGATAACTTAAATGTTCCATTCAGAACAGAATTCCCAAATTCTGAAACAGACGATGGACTCAAGGGATTCATTCGACAATTTAGCACAACCTTTGCGTCGGACACAGTTGAAGTTGATTTCTCTTTAGAGTTTGAAGTTGCTAGGATTCTTCCATGAGGTGTTACTATGTATGACGTTCTCACAGGCAAGCAACGTTCGCTTGTGTTTCCCGTTATGTGTAATGGCTTCATTACTGTTGATTATGCTGCAAATGTAGCAACAACTAACTATGGCATTTGGGACCATGAAGGTTCTTTCTGTTTTGAAGCAGTTCTTACTCCCTATGACGTAAATGGATATGGTAAGTTTTCAGGAGATACGGTAAGAACAATTGCAAACTCAAAGAAAATTATGCCGGGTATGCCTGTTACCTTTGGTGATGGAACTGCGTCAAATTATCAAAGTAATTTATATTTGAAAACTTATGACGCAGGCGGAGCAGACAGGCTAAATCACAAAATGGCTTTGTTTCACAGCACGTCGCTTAAAATTTATCTAGTCAATGATACCGGACATAATGAAAATAATCCGGCCAACTACAAGATTCAAGTGACCATGACTATAGGAGGAGCGGCTGAAACATTTACTTCAGACTATGCGATTAGTCCAGATTCTGGTTTCCAATATCAATATGCGGCTACAGATAAGGAAGGTTTTGATGAAACAGGTCAATTTGTCTATGATAAGGTTTCAACTCTTACAGGCGACTACTCGGGGTCAGGGACTACCATTTCATGCAGCCCGACCACCTCTTTTGTCCAAGGGCAGGTCCAAGACGTGTTTGCTCGGTCGGGAACTGAGTTTGTGAAGGTCGGGACCATCAATACAAAAACGTCCTCAGCAATCACCATAACGTCAGCATATTCACCGGGCTTAAGCACCGGAGATGGTCTGTTTCTTCCTAGTTTTGTGGAGCCTTCTTATATTAATTCATTTCAGCACATTGCAGTTTCTTATTATTCAAATGATAATGCAATCGAAATCTATGTAAATGGAAATAAAATGTTTGCTTCAAAACACACAAACTCTGGAACCTTTACCTTTGATAAAGAGTCTTACTTCATCGGAGCAAATGGAACAGGTGGAACAGGAGATAATGCTGCTAGCACAAACGAACAATTCATGGGAGAACTTCATGAATTGGCAGTAATCAATAGGTCAAAGGACAGATTTCAATCTCTTTCAAATATCGTAACTAACTTAAATAACCTGTTGATGTATCTTAGGTTTGAGGAGACTGATGCTTAATGGCTCTAACTGTTCTCAATAAAGGTTCGACAACGGACACAAATACAAATTGTCCGACCAATCCTAAAATTAAAACAAACGCTTCTGTTAGTTCATCGGCAAAGCACTTTACCATTATTCATCCTGACGATAGTGCTAACTTAACCTTTGATGAAGTCGCTTCAAGTGCAGGTCTTTTAACAGAATATACTAATTTAGCCACAACTCCGGGGCATATTGTTAAACAATTCAATGCCTTTACACAGTCTGGAATTCAACTAAGTATAAATACTACTCACTATTGGTTCATTCTTTTACATTCAGATGACCCAAACCAACATCACTTTGCTAGAATTACTGAGTCCTTAACGGATGATGTAGCGGGTGACTCTCTAGAATTTACTCCTAAGTTGGGTAAGGAAATCCCAAAGGGAACAAAATTTATGTTATTTAAGGGACCGCTTCTCACTTCAAATGCTATTGCCTTTTCTGCTGGCATTAATGATAGTCTTAGAAACGATTTAGTCTGCTCAAGGCCCCTCTTCTATATTGAAGAAACTAAAGTAAATAAAAAGGGAGAGTTGGACCATAACACAAAATATTTCGTTCAAAGCAATTCAGTAACTAGTGGTTCAACTGTTACCGTCAACTCTTTGAAAACAGCGTTCATGGTTGAACAAGACTTCTCGAACGCTGTTATTGATTATAGCCCATATTCTTTACAGGTTACGCTAACTGACGTTTTGAGAAATAAAGACGTGGCCGGGACTCCCGTTCCCCAAGAGTCTTCATATTCTTTACCTACAGAAGACTTTACTGATTATGAAGATGTTTTCTATAATGCAAGAAGACAAGTTGATAACGACATTTCTGGAACAATTAATTTAACCGGACCTACTCGTTATCTGCATTACGATTTCTCACCGACATTTTGCAATGCTGCCGTAGGTGTAGTTGAAGCAGAAATTACTGACTCGGTTGGAACAAGGTCGGGTTTCGCTAATGCAAGAATTATTGATAACAATAGAATTATTCCAAAGAAAGTCTCGGAAGAAGATGCATTAAGGATTAGACATCTAGTTCACAGAGGGGACTTTTTCGATTGGTTTGAACTTAAGGCAGAATTAGATACCCATACTGGTTCTAGAACATATACAGTAATTGCTGATTATGATTTAACGGCCTTCCTAAATGTTAATGATGAAGTTAAGGTGGGTTCTAGGATTTTAATCGTAGAAGCCATCACGTCAACAACAATTCAATTCAATGAATTTAGTAGGTTGGAGACTGAGGGTATTTTAACAAATAGCACTTCTCTTACTAGTTTAGGTCAAGAAAAGTTATACAGAAGAGCATATAACTCAACTGACGGAACTCTCCTAACCAAATTTAATATTGTTGAAGGTAGAGATTCTAATTTATCTGTTAGGTTCACAACAAAGAATTTTAGATTTATTTATGCTTCAGTTTCTAGTTCTGATAAAAATAAAGAAATGCTAACCCTTAGTTTTTCTGAAGATGGATATGATACTAATCCTTTGAAATATCTTTTAGGTAGTTATCAAATTTTTGTGCAAAGATTCGATGGGGCAGTTGAATCAATCGAGTCTTCTAAAGATATGGGACAAACTTACGTTCAGTTAGAGGGAAGAAATAATTTGAGAAAACTCCTGTCTCCTATTGTGAATTCTAATAAATTATTTTCTAAGGATATGATTTATTCCTCAAAGTCATTTTATGATACAATGCAAAATTTGAGTAGGACAATTGTTACTTCGGGGGATTTCTTAAAAGGCAATGTAAAGACCTTTGATATCAATAGCACAACAACAGATATCTCCCAAGGTGATGACCTATTTGGTAGATTTACAAACGGAACCTTCGCTTATATTGGAGAAGTCGCTAGTTTTTCATCAGTTACAGTAACATTAGTTGATTTCCCAAGGTTTAACAGTTATGAAAATAGTGTTGCTTTATTTAAACCGCAAGCAAAATCGTATGTTTTCAATAAAGCATTAGCGACAAACTATGCCGTTAATCAATCAACTACGGCTTTAGAAGGTTCTGCTGATAAAGGAGTAATGTTCGATTCAGGAACAAAGTTAGATTCTAGTGGTAATGATGGAACTGCTCTCGTTGGGACATCAAGTGATGATGATGCTAATGCTTTAGGCTATCCTATCCACCATCCTTCTGGTATGAAAAATGACAGATTCTTTCAATCGAGATTGCAAAATACAGATGGAACTAACCAATCCTTTGAAGTAGCAAATAGCCTAATTGACTTTTCTGTTTTAGGTATTAGCACAGGAGATACAGAAACTACTATTGAGTTAGCACCATATGTTCCTCTTACTTTAGGTCGAGTTGATATCAATAGTGAAAGCACTATTGAAAAGACATTTCAAACTATTGGAGCAGTTGGTGCTATTTCAAACAGTCGCTCATTTACAGCAACAAGTTTAAGCCCATACTATGATTATGAGGAATCTGTATATGTTGATGGTGTATTTATTGGAAAGTGTATTCAAGTCTCAACCGCAGGTGGGGGCACAATTACAGTTTATCTTGATAGAAGGGCAACTGCTTCTGCGGGCAATCTTCAAAGGGTAGCATTCAATGATTCTGGGACATACTATGAAAGACAGGACTACGCTCAATCCTTAGCCTTGCTTAATGGCGCACATTTACATGGCGGTAAAACAATCGGTCTATTAAATCCTAAGTATTTGCGAACACCTTCATCAAATCCTAATTTGCTTTTCGAAGCCCCATACTCCTTTGCGACCACCAATTTTGATAGTTACACTCACAAATACGGTTCACCATTATATAGAATTTTTAATCTAGAAAAAGGAAACGTGAATTATAAAACGCCAAAAAGAACAACTTGGTCAGAAGATTATGACTTGGATTACTATAATGAAATCATTTCAGAAATTAAATATTATGCTGATGCATATAGATTTGGTCCGGGTCTAGACCAATCTGGTAGTAAAGACCACATTACGGGAGTTGGTCGGACAGGTTCAAGTGCAGAAAACCAACCATTGTTTGAAACACAAGGGTTTGAGCCTGCCTCTGGTTCTAGATTCTTTGATACTAGGTTTCACAAAAGTGGTGGTTCTGCGCCATTAGTGTATAAAGATGTTGATGCTATTAGCGGCTCAAGTCCATTTAGAGGCCATGACGTATTAGAGCAAATTGACCCCAAAGTTTCTAGAATGTTCTTATTTGTAAATTCTGACCGAGAGCCTTATAGTGGTAAAAGAAAGGACAGTATTCTCAATCCTACTTTAACTAGAGAACTAACAAACTATTCCATCATGTTAAAGAAAGAAACAAATACAGTTAACTCTTCAACCCCCAAGAACCATAGTTTAGCAAGAACTAGAACACAGTCTAATATTGATGCTGACTATGAAACATTTAACATTTCTAGTTCTGATTCTGTATCTAGCCTTAAACAATTTGGTTTAATGAGATTAACAGAATGTGTATATGATTGGCACTTTAATCAAATTGACCCAGAAAATTTGCCAGAGAAAAAGGCAGTTCTTCCAAGGCTTCAATATCAGTTTAGCGATATTGCACAAACAACATCTGTAGTGAGTAGCACTTCTAGTTACACTACTTCAGCACCATTTAAAATTACTGCATCTAACGAATCAAATTTTGCTAATGGTAATCTCGTTTGTGATAGTGAAGGTAATTTGATTGGAACTGTCTCTGGGACTCCGAGTGGTGGAGAAATCACACTAACGGCTATCGCTAATAAAACAAATAGTGGTGCGTTTTATACGGGTAATCTTTTCAAGGTGACTGATATTAAATATTCTTTTATTCAGGGAAGAGGAAGAGAAGAATCTTTCCACTTTACTTTTGATATCCATATGTTAAAGGGTGCAGTAGTTGATGCAGGAAATTATGCAGGAACTTCTGGTGATTTCTTCGATGATAGATTCTCTGCTACTTTGCAAAGTTTCCAATCAACAAATGCTAATATTTTTCTTCCACCAGATTTAGGCGAAGAGTTAGGGCAACATATCGGAAGTTTCGAGAAGAATACTTCTCAGGTTATTGGAATCTATCAAGGCGCTAATGCGGAAGGCAATGAGGAAGCAGACTTATTCAATAATGAAATGCTACCTATATTCTTAGATAGATTCCCGATTGAAAACTCAACGAATAATCTTACACCGGGAACTGTTTCACCTAGAATCACTAAGATGGTGGATGCTTATAAGGCAGGCGGATTTTATTTAATCGGATTAGTTAACGGTAATGATTTCTATCGTTATAATGATTTCCAAAAGAATGCTAGTTCTGATAACGCAGATGGAACATACCTTGGATTTAAATTTAGACTTAAATTAGATGACTCTTCTTCTTTGATTACAGAGACAAATATAGCAACTGCGGCAGGAGATGGTGGCTATTATAAATACTCAATCACGACATCAGACTTTGACGAACACTATTGGCTTAATTTAATTGATAGCCTCTCTGGTTGTTATTTGGTTTCAGAACAAGGAACAATCAATGAGGTTGCATACGAAACGACGGGCTTTAAGGATATCCCTGTATTACAAGATGACCAAGTTTCTATCAATGGTTCGGTCCCAGATAGAATCGCATATGTTGTTTCGCATGAAATTGATACTTCCGATACAACTCTAAAGCATATCATTATTACTGACCAACCGTTGACTAATGATTATTATAGAATTATGCAACCGAACCACGTTTGCACCTATGATTTTACACCTAAGACAATTACAGTAAATCAACTATCATCTAGATATACTAAGGTGAGCGGACAAAATAAAACATACGATTCTATCTCTTCATATTTAGTTAAAGAAAAAGAATCCGGGCCATTTATTGTTCACAACACGGATAAAAATCAAGGTGGTTCTGAAGCCGCTTTATCAATGTATGTTATCGCTGATTTAGACAGAGAAGCATCTTCTGAAACAAATGTAGTCTATCGGTCTGCTGCAAATATTGAAACGTGTGTTCCTCATGGTTTTTATGAGATGTGCGTATCTGATGGAATTATAACTTATAAGAGTTCTCTAACTTCTACTGATACAGAATTAGGAACTAAATTCTCATTCTCTGAAATGAAGAAAACGTTAGGCATTCCTTCGGTTTCTGAAACCTTTACCTTAACTGTTCCAAATCAAGTTCGTGGGACTTTTGAAAGAGCGAATATTGGTGTTGGGGTAACTATTGGGCACGAATCTGAAAGAATTTTAAACGACTTGTTTGAAGAAAATGGAATCAGTTTTGATTTAGAAGAACAAGCCTATCCTCGCTTTGCCTCGCCTAATTTCCAAGGTGTTGACCTTCTTTCAGCAATCAATTATATTGTTAAAAAGAAAGACTTGCGATTAGTTGAAGAGGATGAAACCTTTAAGGTTAGAGCAAAAAGAAATAACAGTAACTTTACTGATGTTATTCTTTCTGACTTCGGTGAATATCAAATTTTTAACTTTAAAAACGAGTCAACTATTTTTGACAAATATAATGAAATCATTGTTTATGGTAGGCAACATAAAGCAACCAGAAAGAACTTGAGGGATATCAAGAAAAATGGGAAGAAATCTCTAGAAGTTTTCGAAAGAGAACTTGCTTCACAACAAGATGTTGATGATAGAGCGATTGAACTTTTCTTGTTACACAGTAGGTCAAATCAAAAATTAATTTTAGAAGTTGGACATAAAGGCATTTCTCAACTTAAACCCGGAGACATTATCAATGTTGAAATTAGAAGAGAAAATATTCCTCTCAATCAATATTACGTTCTCGAAGTCAAACACCTACTTACAGGAAACATGATTTTAGAATTGGGTCTTTTCTCTAAGAAGTTAGAAGATAGATTCGCTGAGTTGTTAGTGAGTAATAGACAAACCAATGCTGCTATTCGTGAACAAGCATTTAATGAGAATACTTCAACATTTGATGTATTAGAAACACTTAAGGTCAAGCCCCTTCGTCTGCTTGTTAGGAAGAGGTCGTCCGCAGGTGCAACCCTAGGATTCGGGATTACTCTAGGGTTTAGTTCAACCTTCACAGGTTTGGGGACAATTACCGAAACAGATTTAGTGGATGTGGAATATTGATTACCGATGACCTTAGACTTCAATTAGCCAAATACATTAAAGATAATGTTGATGGTGGTAAAATTGGATTGGGTGGTAACTCTACTAGCCCTGCCGCTACTGATTTAGATGTTCCCATTGGTTCAATCACAGTTTCAGTAACTAAGGACCAATCAACAGAAAACGTTGTTGAAGTTAAACTAAGTGTCGCGGGTTCTGCTATCCCCGGTAAGGTCGTTCGTGAAGCAGGTTTTTTTGATGGGTCTTTATTATTCGGTCGAGAATCATTTGATGGTGTCGGACCCTTTTCTTCAACAGAAACATTAGAGATTTTCTTCGTTATTGAGGTGGAATGATATGGTAAGTAATCCGGGATATTATAGCCAAATGGCTACAGCAGGTTCTTTAACACAAATTGAAGACGGTGTGGATAATCCACACACAGGTTTAATCAAAGCACTTAGTTTAGGTGTAGCAGGAAATTATGTTATTAGTGGTTTCGACGCTACTTCTGTTAATGCAACAGGCGCTACTATTGCAGCAGGTGTAGTTCTAAGAGATGGAAAAAAGGTAGCAATTTCAGGAAGTAGTGTTTCTCTATCAGCAACATACACTACGGGTTATCATTTGTTAGTTGCCCGCTCTTCTGCTTTAGCGGTAATTAATCCTGCTGCTGCAAATAAGGTTCCCGCCTTTACTGCCGGTGATGTTCCTATTGCTATTCTTGCACATACGGGTAGCAACCCAATGCAGATTCAATATTTTGGAACAGGTAAAACTGAAAACTCCCTTAGCGTTGCATATGATAGTTCGGGCTATACTGAAATGGGAACAGTTACTTCCGATGCCGATAGTATTGATATTGCAACAACCAATTCAAACGCCGATATTAATTTAACACCTCATGGGACAGGTGATGTTAAACTTGGAACATTAGCGATTGATGGCGACCAAACAGTAGGGGCCGGTCAAGACGGTCATGCTTTAATTTATACCCATTCTAATGCAAAGGCTGCTTTAGCCGCTCTTCCCGCTACTTATTCCGATAGTGATGCAGTTTCAGCAGTTGAAGCAGAATCTACATTAGTTTTGCAATCAGGAGTTACTGTTGGAACTGATTTAAAATTATCCACATCTTCTGATAACGTGGTTATTGAAAACGTTACACAGGACAAAGACATTATTTTTCAGATTGATGACGGAGGCGTAGATACAGAGGTTATGCGTATTGATGGCTCAACTTCAAGAATCGGTATTGGGACTACTACTCCTGATGCAAAGTTGCACATTGAAGCAGATGCTAACGATGAGGTAGTGCTTCATCTAACCACAGAAGGCGGAACAAGTGGTTCTGTTCAAGGAAAGGCACACATCGGTATGTCTCACTTTAGTAGCGATACC